TCATTGCACTTTGGAGGGCCGTGAGGACGGCCGCCCAATCTTGGGCCAGGTCTGGGGTCGCCTGGGCGAAACTGTTGAGGGTCTGCACCATCGCGTCGGCGGCCGACTGCATCCCGGAGAGCATCTCGGGCGGCAGCTGGGCGGACGCGATCGGCGGGGCCATCTGCCCCATCGGGGGCATCGGGTTGCCGTTGCCCTGGCCGAGGGATTGCGTCATGGACGGGGGCGGCCCGTCGAGTTGATTGGCGCCAGGCGTCGTCCCGGGGACCGGGAGACCCGCGCCGACTGAGCCGCCGCCACCGCCGAACATTAGGAGCGCCCCTTTCGCGAGGCGAGCGTCGAGCCGGGCTTCACGCCGGGCGCAAGCGTGCCGTGCGAAGCGCCGGGTTCGAGGTACCCCGGCCCGCTCGGCGGATGATCCTGGTCTTCCTTCGAGAGGCGCACGTCGATGCCAAGGTGCGGCTGGCCGGCCATGTTGGAATCTTCGTAGCCGGGCAGTTCCCGACTATGGTCGGTGCCGGGGCCCGCGCCCACGGGCGGCTTTTCGAGATTGGCTTGCGGGTGCGGTCCCATCGGGCCGGCCATTACCGGCCGCCCTTCATCGCGCCCATCGAGCGGCCCGGCGCCTGGAGACGTCCCGGCTTGGCCGGTGGCTTTTTGCCACCGGGGGTCGTCGGCTTCCGGGCCGACGACAGGATGCCCGTCGGGCCGGTCGGCTTGTCCATCACGGTCGGGCGAGGCGTGGGCATGGGCGTTACCGGGATCCCTTCGACATCGACGCGGCGGACTTGGAGGCCGACTTTGCCTTCACGGGCAGGCCCTTGCGAGGGGTGGCCGCGAAGTCGTGGAGTTGCGCCTTCGACATGTTCGGCGCCTTGTCGCGAAGCGCCGACGGGTTGTGCTCGGCGATGGCCATGAACTTCTGCTGCTTCTGCGAGACGGCGGGCATCAGCGTGTGCCGGCAATCTTGCGCATGTTCCGGGCCTTGCTCGCCGCGTGCTTCTTGATGGCGCCGTGCAGGCCGGGCTTCGACTTGATCGCCTCGGCCTGTTCCATGGTCCGCAGGCCGTCCTCGACGTCGTACTTGTCGTGGCCGTGCAGCTGCGGCGGTTTGTGCGACGACGCCAGACCGACGGGTGAGCCGCCCATGGCCGTTACCGCTTCCCCGACATGTGGCCGGCGCCCATCGGGGAGTGGCCCGAGGCTTTGTGGGCCGCGTGCTTGCCCGACTTCCCGCCGCGCTTGCCGCCCTTGTCGAGATTGATCGCGGGCGCCTTGATTTCATTCCCCTTGGAGGAGGCGCCAGGAATCGTGTGCAGCTCTTTCCCGTAGGTGGGTGCGGCCATTGCTAGCGTCCCTTCGCCATGGGCGTGGCGCCCTTGAGAGAGTGGCCGGAGGCGGCGGCCGACGCCATCTTCTTGGCGCCGTACTTTTTGCGGCCGACCGCGGCGGCGACCGCACCGGGATTACGCGCGCCGGATTTCGCGGCGGATGCCTCGACGGCCTTGAAGCCTTCGTACGCCATGGGACGGGATTGTGCGCGACTAATAGTGGCTGTGTCAACAACCGACCACTAGGTCCCGGGCCCGGGGCGGCTGTTGGGCCCCTTGTCGTGCGTCGATTCGGCGACGGTGGTCCGCCCGTCCGACTTCTGCTCCATGTGCGGTGGGGCTTGCGCGGAGGCGGGACGGCCGGCGGCCGATTGGGTCATGCCGATCCCGAGCTGCGCCTGGGCTTGGAGGCGCTCGACAATCGTCACCGGCTCGCGGATCTCGAGAATCTGGCCGGTCGCCGGGTCGATGGTGTACTGCTGGCTGAGCTGCGCGGCGAGCGCCGGGTCCTGCTGCGCCTGCAGCATCACCTGCTGGACGATCTGCGGGTCGAGCGGCTTCAGCGGCGGCAGGGGGATTTTCGGCGGCGCCCCGGCGTTCGGGATTTCCAGCGCCTCCCAGAGCGACCACACGTCCATCATGCCCATGCGGGAGAGCTGCAGCTTCATCAGCTTCCCCTCCATGGCGTTCAGCGAGAGGATCGAGTTGGGCGCGAGCACGAAGACGATCTTCTTGTGGACGCCCTGCGCGCGCTGGTCCCGCGTGAGCTGGGCGTCGATGAGCGGCGAGTACCCCGGCGTGCCGGGCGTGAGCGCCGGCACGAGGACCTCGGGGTCGAAGTCGAAGTCCTGGAGGAGCGTGCCGGCGTCGCCGAGGATCGTGACGCGGCGCGCGGACGACTCGTACTGGAAGCGCAGGACTTTGGACTGCTCGCCCACGTCGCGCAGGAAGGCTTCGACTTGCCGGCCCTCTTGGCGGAGTTCGGGGGTGAGAGCCTGGAGCGCCTTGTCGATCGTGTCGGCGGCCGGGAGTTGCCGGAGCGCGAGAATCTCTTGAAGGTTCGGCGTGCCGGAGAGCGAGTCGAATCGCTGGAGGAGGAACTGGATAATCTCCAGCGAGAGCTGCATCACCTGCGGCGGCGGCCCCTCGAGCGGCTTGAACCCTTCCTTCGATCCGGTCGGGTTGAGCTTCACCTTGCTGCCGGGCCGGCGCGCGTCGTACAGGCGCATGAAGGATTCGGAGACCGCGCCCCGGTCGTACACGACGGCCGGGTCCATCCACTTGCGAATGCCGAGCAGCACGTCCTGGATGGACTGGTTGATCCCATCCTGCATGGGGATGAGGTCGTTGAGGAGCCCCTGCCCAAGGAAATGCCACGGCAGGTCCCACATTTTGAGGCGGCTGACCGGGTACTGGCCGTGCCAGTACGGGGAGGGGCCGTCGTAGAGCAGCTGCTCGGGGGTCGAGACGACCATGCGCTTGTACGGGTAGAGGTACCCGCCGGGCGGCACGATGTACGACCAGGACGCGCCGGGCGTGCCCATGGGAATCGCCTTGGTCGTGAGGTTCTGCGAGCGGTCGTTGAGATAGGTCCGGTAGAGGAGGATCTCGCCACTGCGTACGCGCGAGGCCATGGCCGGCGCGTTCAACCCGCTGAGCGTGTCGTTGGCGGGGGACAAGAAGCGGCCGGAGATTTGGCGGAACCGGCCCATGAGGGTACTGAGCATCGAGTCGGTGGTCGGCCGGAAGGCCGCGGCGTACTGCGGGTAGAGCGACCGCAGGACGTTCACCGTATGCGACTCGCGCAGGATGAGCCCTTCCCAGTTCTGGACCGAGCGGCCGTGCGGCGCCGGGCGGATGGGCAGCGTGTCGCGGAAGTCGCGCGCTTGGATCGCGATGTCGCCGCCGAGGGTGGTGTACGGGTTCCACTCGGTGACCAGATCCCCGGTGCCGGCCGCCTCGGCGTACTTGATGACGTAGCCCAGTTCGATGTCGGCCATGGCGGTGACCCACCAGGCGACGGTCAGCTTGTTGAGATAGTCGGCCTGCAGCGTAAAGGCCGGGTCCATCGACTTGTAGGAAAAGAGGGGCTTGAGGTCGGTGAGGGCCGAGACGTGCGCGTTCACGACGCGGCGCGATTCGTTGAGCGTGGTGCGCGGGAGGTAGGCCGGCGGCTCGGCGGCGTTCTCGGCATTCACGCGCTGGTCGCCTGAGACGTACCGCATCCCGATTTCGGCGCGGTCGTAGAAGGGGTCCGAGCGGTTGATCCGGTCGCCCTCCATGACAGCTTCCTTGATCCAGCCGAGGACGCGCGGGTCGCCCGTGCCACTGACACTGTCGTGCGTGAGGGAGGGAAGGCCCATGCCTTCGAGGCCCGAGGACGAGTAATCCGCCATGAGCGGAGACTATAGCGCGTCGAGGGGCGAGGGTGTCGACTCGGTGACCCCCGGGCCGAGGTCGCCGGCCGGCTCGCCGGTGACCGCACGGACTGTGAGCTTGGCGGATTTGGTCGGCGCTTCGGACGGGTCGGCCATGAGCGAGTGGACGTCGCGGTTCGAGCGGTCTTGGGAATAATCGCGCCACGCCATCGGGCGGCCCTCGCCGTTGCGGTACCGCTGCTCACTCTCGCGCTCGACCTTGCGGAGCTTGGCGAGCGAGTCAATGTGCTCGGTGCGGTACCCGCCGCGGCCGTCTTCGACCGAGGTGGAAAACTCGCCGAAGGGCTCGTAGGCGTCGACCGCGACCCGCGGCGGCACGATGTCCATGGGACCCTCGCACCGAGGACAGCGCGGACGGGCGAAGTCCTGCGTGACGACGTAGCCATCCTGCACGCGCGGCTCGGCAAGGCGGTACAGCGGCGACATGTGGTCCCGCCGGTAGCCGAGACACGTCTCGTCGGCGCAGAGGTAGTCGTGGGTGGGCACGAGGTTACGCTCGCGCGGCCTTCGGGGCCTTGGCGGTCGGCTTCAACGCCGGCGGCGGCACGCCGATCGCGCGGTCGAGCGCGGCGTCCTCGTCGGCTTGGGCGGCTTCGCGGACGAGCACCGGCAGGTCGCCCGTCGCCTTCCAGAAGAACTGGTCGTTGAAGGTACGCAGGATCTCGCGGATGAGCCGCTCGACCGGCAGCCCTTGGCGGGCGGCGCGCGTCTCGAGTTCCACCAGCTGCGACGGCGTGAAGTCGAGGTCGACCCGGTGGAAGCGGATCCCGGCCAGCTGCGACACGCGGATGACTAGGTCGGCCACGCTGGTAAACGTCACCGCGCCGAGCTTCTTGGCGAGGAGTTCGAGGGTGGCCTGATCGAGCGTGAGAGACGGGCGGCCGAGCGTCGGCAGCGCGTGCACGAGCTGGTCGGCGATGACGGACTCGACCGGGAGCGCGTGGGCGTCGGCGTACTGGGAGTAGAGGTCGACCAGGTCGTCAGGGAGGGAGACGCGCATCACACACCTCGCGGGCTAGATAGTGAAGAACCCGTCATGGGCACTCACGTCCGTCGCGCGCAGATCATACAACGCCTCTTCGTCGGCCGCCTCAGTGGCGTCCGGGCCGGTCGGGAGCGACGTGGCTTCCTCGGCCGTGCAGGCCGTGTTGCGAAAGTCGGGGGTGCCGGCGGCGGCCCGGTCGGCCGCCACGACGAGCGCGGCCTTTTGTTCTGACCGACGGCGACGTCGGTCCTCGAGCGGCTCTTGCTCCCCCGCGCGAAGCCGCCAGGTGCAGTAGTAGGCGATGGCGGCGGCCATGATGCGGTCGTCATGGGCGCCCTTGGCCGCCTCGGCTTCCCAGAGCGCGCCCTGCGTCTGGAAGTCTTTGAGTTCCTCGTGCAGGTGCGGGCTGTGGGTGATGAGGTCCGGGAGGCCGGTGACCGCGTCGCGGGTCGTCAGCGCCGTGCGGAACTTGTCGAGGAGGATCGGGCGGGTGCGCGTCGTCGTCATCCAGCCGATTTTGGTCGAGAACCGCGCCGACGGGTCGGCCGAGTCGTAGTACTCCCAGCGGTAGAAGTGGGTGTAGCCGAGGTGGAGCTGCAGCGTATCCTGCGTCGACAGGCCGTGGTTATTGCACTCGATGGCGACGAGCGCCTCGTACCCGGACTCGTCGCGGTACCAGTCGCCGAGCGCGAGGAGAATCGACGCGAACTCGGCCGGCGCGATGGTGTCCGAGGCAAACTCGGCGACCTGCTCGTCGGGCTCGTCGATCGATCCCTGCCGGACGACTTGGGCGACCGAGCGATCGAGCCCGAGGCCGTCGCCGATGTCGGCGCCGATGACGTAGCGGTAGGTGCCACGCCGGCGCGGGGGTTCGTAGCAGAGGAGCAGGTCGAGACCGAGCGAGGTCGCCTCGGCGGTCTCGCGGAGTTCCTGCGCCGACGGGACGCGGAAGCCCATGCCGGCTGGGAGGAGAAGCGGCTCGCTCATGGCCGCGGGGCACCTGAGCGCCCCTCCTCAGAGCGTTCCCACGCTCTGAGGGTCGCGATGTCTTTGGCCGGCTCAATCTTGAGGATCCGCGGCGCGGTCTCCTGCCGGCGGACGGCTTCGAGCGTCGCGGCGGTAAAGACCGAGCGGCCCGAGTACTGAAACATCTCGGCGGGGGTGGCCGGGTACTCCTCGTAAAACTTGTACAGGTCGCCCTTCTCGGTGTACATGTCGCGCGTCTGCTCGTACCAGGCGAGCTGCTCGCGGGTGAGCCGGATGGTCTTGCCGAAGAGCCACTCGGGCGACTCGCGCTCGACGGCCACCGCATGGGCGAGCGTGCCGGCGTCGGGCTGCCAGGTGAGGGACGTCGGCACGGCCCAGTACTTCTCGGGCTCGACGTACCACGGGATGAAGATGTTCCTGAACCGGGTCTTCCCCCGCGCGGTCGCCGTCCAGTGCGTGTGCCACCAGTCGTGCCGACCTTTGGCGGTCGACTCGAAGCCGGCAAAGGACCGCGGGCGACGCGGGATGGCCGGGATGAGGCCGTCGTCAATCTGGTCGGGCTTCTCCCAGGTCGAGAGTTCCGACAGGTGCACCCGGCCGAAGGTTTTACCGCGGCCGATGTTGCCCTTGGCTTTGGCGTCGTCGGCCAGGCCGCCGCGAGACGACTTGCCCCAGGCCGTGCGGACTTCCGTCCGGTTGGTCAGGGTCGACCAGAAGCGGCCCGTGTCGTAGGCCCCGAGGGTCGGGAGCAGCCACCACGGGAGTTCCTTGACGATGCCCTCGAAGAGGCTGAAGAGGTACTTCGACTGGTCCTCGACGTCGGCGGCGACGAGTCCCCGAAGCGCCGTTTGCGTCGTCGCGCCGTGCGCCATGATGACCTCGAGTTCGGTCGAGAGGCCCAGCTGGCGCGCTTTGCCGACGTTCACGAGGACGCCGTTCTGGCTGCCGGCGCGGAACTGGTCGATCTCCATGGCGGCGACGTGGTCGAGGAAGAGCTGTTGGCTCGCCCAGCGCGGATGGATGGGCGCGGCGTCCTGGGTCTCTTTGGTGATGACGGCCCAGGCGTCACTCCAGTAGCGGTAGTCGAGCTTGGCGAGGAGCAGCTCGTGCGTGATGAAGTCGCTCTCGGACGAGGTGAGGGGGCGCGCCGCGGGCTCGCCCTTTTTCTTCGGGGCGGCTGAGGCGAGCTGGTCACGCATGGACCAGCGTTCGTCGAGGGAGCGGCGGACGAGGCGGCCGCCGGGCAGCGTCCCCTTCAGGGACGCACTGACCGCGCGTTCAGCGCGGTCGATGACCTCGGGGTGGAACACGAGGCCAGTCTACGTCTTTGGGTGGGCAGCTAACCAGTTGTCGTCGGTGGCAATCGACGACGCACACGCTTGGAGGTACGCCGCGATGACTTCCGCGTCGGTCGGGGCCGGAGCGCCCGGGGCCTGCGACGTGAACTTCGCCCGCAGGAACGCGATGAGCGCGGGGAGTTCGGCGATGGCGATATTGGTGAGCGACTCGGCGGGGGTGGCCATTAGCTGAGCCCCGCGATGAGGGTTTGGAGCAGCACGAGGTACGGCGCGATGACGTGCTGCTGGGCCGGGGTGAGCGTCTTACTGAACTCGGTCACGGCGGTCGACACGGCCACCTGCCAGCCTTGGTCGGTCGCCTGCAACGTCTTGATCGTCGCCTCGTGGAACTGGATGACCCGGCGCGTGTCGTCGGTCGAGAGCACCGGCGGCGTCTGCGCATTGGCGAGGATAGCGGTGTCGCGCACGAGGTCGAGCGCCTTCACCACGCGCGTCTTGTTGAACGCCGTCGCGCCGGCCGGCGAGAGGTTCGGCGGCGTCGTCGGGCAGGCCGCGAAGACGACGAGCGCGACGAGGAGCGCGGCAGCGGTCGGGAGGCGGCGCGTCACGCGGATCATTAGGTCCCTTCCTTCGCGTTCAGGTGGAGCGCCTGCGAGGTCGCTTCGAGGTTCGAGCCGAGCATCGGCGGCCCGGAGAGGAGCGCCACGGCAAAGGCGCCGAGCATCCCGAGGACCGAGCCGACAAAGGGCGGCGTGGTGGCGGCGGCCCACGTGGGGAGCGTCGTCACGAGCGCCGAGAGGGAGGTGAGGAAGGCCCCGAGGGCCACCCAGTGCAGGGGTCGCATGCCGGGGATTCTACACGAACTCGCCCCGGGAGCCGTCCACGAGGTCCTCAGCCAGGGGACGGCCGAGGCCCAGTCCTCGCGGCGACCCGCCGGGGGGAGGCTGACCTAGCGCAAGCGGGGAATCTGCGGGTCGTAGCCCCAGAGGCCGAGCGCGTGCGCCAGCATCACGAGCACGAGGACGGCGGCGAGCGCCCAGACCGACTTCTTGATGATCTCGGGGGTGCCGGGCGCGTAGGTCGCAATGACCCACTGAGTGGCGGCCGCGGCCAGCACCACGACGATGACGTAGACGAAGAACTCAATCAGGCCCATCGCGGGATCTCCTTCCTGCCCCGAGAGCAGGTGCATGAGGTGAACGAAGGGGGTCGCCATGCGGACGGTAGCACAGCCTCACGAACGACGGGCGGCCACCGGGCGTACACCGGCGGCCGCCCGCTCACGAGGCGTCGGGTTAGGCGGCGCCCGAGAGACTGATGATCTCGGCGATGCCGGTCGCGCGGTTCGAGGCGACAAACGCCTTGAGCAGCGCCACCTTGTCGGCGTCCGAGGCGCCCGACGTCAGAATCTCGTCGGTCACGTCGTTCACGTGGGTCAGGAGCACGGTGAGGCGCCCCCGCACATCGTGCGCGCCGTGCCCGTGGACTTTGGCGGCCGCGGCCAGATGGGCTTGCGTGATGGCGTCGGTCGGGACGATGGGCGACGACGAGGGCGGCGGGGTCTTCGGGGTCTGGGTCATGGGGGTCTCTCCGAGTGCGTGTCGAGGTGAACGTCAGGGGAGGCGAAGGGCCGTCTACGCGACGAGCGAGTGCGGGACCATGGCCCGCTGGTAGGCGCGGTCGTTGTCGATGGCGGCCGGCGTACACCAGCCGCGCACGTCTTCGTAGGTCGCCCACTCCATGCACTCATGGAGGATCGGGCCGCGGGCGCTCTCGGCGAAGTACCCCGGTGGATTGGGGTCGTCGCCGGCCGGCTGGTCGGCGGGGCGGTTGTAGGGGTCGTCGGGATAGCGCAGCCGCCCGTTAATCTGCCACACGGCGTCGTCGTGCACGAGGCACTGCGTGTCGCCGCCCTGGCCGTTGTACTCCGACGCGACGATGTCGTAGGCGGCCATCTGCGTGCCGACCCCGTAGTTGAGCGCGCCGTCGCCAAGCGGCGGGTGGCCGATGTCGTGCTCGAGCACGAGCACCGCGTGCGGGTACTTGACGCGCACGGTGGCCTCGAAGAGCGCCCCGAAGGCGGCGACTTGATCGGGCGACCAGCCGTAGAAGATGGCGTCGTACCCGGGGATGAACTGGATGTACTGCGCGCGCGGGCCGAGCGAGGCGACCACGCGCGCGAAGTTCGCCATCAGCCAGTCGTGGCCGTAGGTCCGGCCGACCGGGTCGTTGTAGCCCGGGCCGGCGCCCTGGCCGTCGCCCGCGAGGAAGAGGCGGATGGCGCGGGGGAGGCCCGGGCGGCTCCCCGTGAGGATCTCGTCGATCATCGCGTTGAGGCTCGGGAGGTCCTGACTGAAGTCGACGCCCGGGTACTGCTCGTACGGCTGGCCGGGTTCGAGGTACGCGCCGCTGAGCGACAGGCCATAGAGACGGTCACCGGCGGCGTCCTTGGTCGCATAGACGGCGGCCCGCTGCGCCTTCTCGATCCACGCGAGCGCCGGCTCGAACCAGCCGGTGTTCGCCGGCATCGGGAGGCCCGGCACGCGTAGCCCCTGGAAATGCCACGGGGTGGTCATCAGCGACCAGCGATCGGGCGGCGGCGGGTACGGGGACCGGCCGTGCGTCCCCTTGCCCATGTAGTACGGCGCCTGCGAGAGGAACGCCACGAGCTAGACCGCTCCCGCCACCTGATCGGACCGCGTCACCGAGTAGTCGAACGCCGGCGGGTTGCCGCCCGTGAGCGCGAACCAGTCGAAGCCCGGCTGGGCCGTGACTTTCGCGCCGTCGAACACGAGGATGGCTTCCTGCGGGAAGGACGGCGCGGTCTCGGGGCCGCCGATCTGGCCGGCGCCGGTCTTCGGGTCGAACTTGTAGAAGCTGCCGTCCGAGATGAAGACGTACCGGGCCCCGCCGCCCGCGCCACTCGCGGCCTCGCCCACGTAGAAGAGGCCCCCGCGCAGTTTCGTCTGCGGGTAGGTGAGACTGCCGTCAATCTTCGGCGTGAAGGGGTTCACCTGCATGAGGCAGGGAATCGACGGCCCGAGCGGCGACGGGGCGGCGTGGTCAGCCATGGATCACCCGACTACGGCGTGGTCGTCGCGGGCGGCACGAGCTGGTTGATCGAGGCGGTATTCGCGTCGATGCCGGCCTTGACCGTATCGAGGTCCGCTTCGGTGGCCGCCGGGGGTCCGGGGATGCGGGCGGCGAGCGCCACGATGGCGGCCGTCTGGGTGGTGATCGAATCGTTCACGTCTGAGAGTTTGGCCATGGTGAGGACTCCAAAGGCGATGACGGTGAGGAGAATGGCGGCGAGGAAGCCGACAACCACGATGGCGGGAGGATAACGCGCGCGTGTGACGAAAGTCTAGCCGTGTCGTTCGCTGCGCGGCGCGTACCGTTCACTGAGCCACCCGCCGCGCAGCCGGATTTCCGTCGTGAGGGTCGTAATCGCCGACGTGTTCTCTTTCACCACGTCGGTGAGGAGGTCCGTTTGCTGCTGCTGATTGGCGAGCCGGTCTTTCATGTCGCGCCGGTAGAACATGAACATGAAGGCGGCCAGGATCCCGCCGACCCCGAGCGAGGCGCACCACTTCGCAAAGTCGGTCCAGTCCTGCGTCATCAGCCACCGCTCCGTCGCGAGTAGCGCGGCGGCGGTGACGAGCAGGACCGCGACGCGCGTGGCCCTCGGCGTCATGACGATGACTCCGACTCCGCTGAGGGTGCGGTCGTTGTATCACAGGTAAGGTTTCGGTTGGACGCCGGTGTCGCGGCTGTCATGTCGGGCGAATCCTCCGGGGGAGTCTCGACGTCGATGACGTCGGCGTCGGCCTCGACCGCCTTCCCATACAGGATCCGATCCACCGCGGTGATCAGCCGATCGTAGGACTGCGACGGGATGAGGGGCGCCGCGGGGGCGACATTCACCCCCACGTTGGTGGTAATTCCGCCCCCACCCTTGCTCACGAGCTTCGTCATCTCGAAGAAGAGTTTCTGGCGCTCGAGTTCGGGGAGCTGGCGGATCGTGCCGAGCGCGTTACAGGTCTCGCAGGGCGCGGGACGCGCCCCGGCCCCCGCGTCAGCGGGGGCGAGACTGCCGGTGCCGTTGCACGCGCGACACGTCTCGTCGTACGGCGCCGACCGGGTGGCCAGATCCTCGACCGCCGCCGGCGCCGCCTGCGCCAGCCGGTACACGGAGAGGACCGCCATCTTGGCGTAGGTGCCTTGCTTGAACGCCTCGAGGAGTTCCCCGAGCGTCACCCCCCCGCGCGCACAGAGGACCGCCAGATCGGTCGCGTCTTCCCGGGGGTCGGCGATGAGGCCGACCACATAGTCGAGCGCGCTCGACGGCGGCGCCTGGAGCATGGCCTCGATGAGTTTCACGCGGCCACCGACCGCGGCTTCAAAGGCGCGCACCGCGGCGACCGCCCCCGGCTGGGCGTAGGTGGCGGTGGACACCAAGCGGTCGCCTTCGTCACGGGACCGGCGCGAGACCAACGACAGAGGCGGACGCAGCGCCATCGGCCAGAGTCTACCGCCGAATGAAGGGGAGGGGCGAGACGTCGTCGGGCGGAAGCTCCTCGCGCGCGGTCAAGCCGTCCAGCTCCCGCAGGATTTCTTCCGGCTCGGGGTCGCGGTTGAGGTGGCGACGCAGGCGCGTCTCAATCTCGTAGGCGGCCGCCATGCGCCGGTCGTCCACGTAGGTGATGGCGGCGGTCGCTTCGTCCTCGGGCGAGACCGCGATCGGGACGAACTTCCCCTCGGCGACGTTCGCGATCCGCTCGAGCGCGTCGGCGATCCGGTCGAGCGATCGCGCACTGCGGAGCAGGTCGGCCAGGCTCACTGGTCCCCCCGCCGGCCACCGCCGACCGGCGTCACGCCCTTGGGCGTGAGCACACGCCCCGGCCCGGTCCCGTGCTCGTGTCGCGGCAGGTACTCGGCGTGCCAGTCGCACTGGACGTCGGCCGTACACGCGCAGTCGCGGAAGGTGTCGAGGGTGGCCCAGCCGTGCGTCACGTCCGAGGCGCGGTGGGGCGGGAGGGGGATAAGCGTCGCGGTCGGTGGGTCGGCCAGCGTCGGGACGATCCGCACGAAGAACTCGACCCCGTCGCTGCGCTTCGCGACGAGCGTGAGCGTGCCCCACGTGCGCGTCGCGACCTCGGTCGGCATGAATTGATGCGGCGTCTTCCCCGGGACCATCAGACCTCTCCATTCAGCGTCACACCAGCCGGCGGCGTGGCCGTCATCCGCGCCGGCGGCCGCACCAGCCGCAGCTGCACGACGAACCCGTACGCCGCAGCGACCTTGACAATCGTCTGCAGCTTCGCTCGGCCGTGCTCGACGCGGAACCGGTGGGCCGAGTTCAGGCCGGCCGGGTGGCCGTACAACCGATACAGCTGCCGAAACTCGTCACCCAGTGTCGCGAGCACCGCATCAGCGGCCGGGTCGGGGGCCGCTGGGCCCCGGCGACGGGGCCCCCCGCGAGGCGTCCGCGCCTCGCTAGACGGCACTGAGTCCCTCATCACGCGCCGCGACGAGCGAGGCCATGGCGTCATGGCTCCCGTCGGCCACATCAGGGTGCGCGGTGCGCGCGCGCTGGCGGAAGGCGGCTTGAATCTCGTCGGGGGTCGGGGCGGCATCGACCGCAAACCCGAGCGTCGTCTTCCACGTCGTGCCCTTGGCGGGCAGGCCCACATAGCCGGCGAAGGCTTGATCGAGCGTGCCGACGCCGTAGCGGTCCACGGCGCGAATCGCCTCGATGTGCGCCGCCACCGCGGCGAGGTTATCGGCGACCGTCGTCCAGCGGTCACACGCCAAGACGCGGTCCTTGCCGTCGAGCCGAAAGTAGACGGCCACGCCGGGGTCACCGCCCTCCGGCTTGGCGTCACTGTAGGGCGAGCCATCGAGGCGGACCCGCAGGTTCGTCGAGAGGAGCGCGTCGCCGTGCGCCACCCCGAGGCGTGACAGTTCCGTGAGGACTCGCACGCGGGCGACCTCCACGGTGATTGGCCGGCGATAGTCCCCCGCGCGCTTGATGCCGAAGCGTCCGTGGCGCCGCGTCCCCACCGGGGTGCGGCGCCACCCGGTCGGCCACGACAGCGGATACCGCTGGGCCGTCGACTCGCCGTTAGACCGCGTGGACATGAATCCCTTCGTCCTCGAGCATGCTGAGGGGATGCAGCACCCCCGGCCGGAGCGCGAAGAGCTTCCCATGCGTCGCGCAGCAATCGCCGACCGGGGCGACGCGCTCGATCCCGTACTCGACCCCCGGCGGGATCCAGTCGGCGCCCTCGATGAGGCGGACCACCGCCTCGAGGTCCTGACCGCCCCGCACGACCATGACCTTGGGCTCGGCCCAGTCGACATGGGACAGCGCCACCCAATAGAGGTGGGTCGGCGTCGCCAGGTCGATGGCGTCGGGTACCTTGTAGACGTTCATGGTCGTGGGCGACTCAGGTGGTTGCACAGCGGATGCCAGCGTCGCTCAGCCGCCTCAAAGAGTCCACCGAACCGTCCGTGGTGTTCCCCGGTCGCCGGGCAGCCCTCAGCCCCCGCGACTGGCCACGGTCAGGTGCAGCCATGCCCCCGAACGGTGGACTCTCTGAAGCGTCGCGCGCGTCGGTGGGGCCCGTTCGTACCGCCTGGCTCCCCAGCTCTTCGGCTCATCCTTGGACAGATGTGCCTGGGCGACATGTTCGGGCGGTTCCCATCCCGCACGCGCGACGCCTCGAACGATACGCGACTGTAATTACGATTGTCAAGTGGAGGCCGGCGGACGCCGGTGGACGAACAGCACGTCGTCGGAGTCGGCCCGCGGAGCGCCTGGGGTCGACTTCAACAGGAGGCAGCAGGCGAGTGTTGCGTCCCTGGAGTCGTCCCCGTCGTTGAACGCCGCTGACGTCGGCGCGGGAGTGACCGGCGGAGTCGGCGGGCGGAGCGACGACGTGCTAGAGGGGAGGCTAGCATGAACGCCAGCAGGCCGTCCAGCTACAATCGCGTAATCAGGCGAGCGTGGGAGAGGGAGGGGTAAAAAATTTGCGTCGAACACTGGCCATGGACGAGCCCCCTCCCCCCGGGCCCGTCGGACAATTCGCCGGCCATTTCTTTGGCACGGCTATTGCATGCTCGTGGCCGGCCATGGCCGGCCGTGACTCGCCGGCCGGCGAGCTGGCGAGGCGTGCGCGCTGGCCCCAGCTGGCCGGCGAGACGGCCGGCGAGGCGTCGACGTCGACGCGTCGACGCGCGACAACCACGGCCGGCGGCCGGTCGACCTCGCCGGCCGTGCCAATCACCGATCGGTGATTGGCGACCAGCTGGCCGGCCGGCCGGCGAGGTCGACCGGCCGGCGAGTCACGCCAGCTCCGTCAAGGACTCACGCCAGCTCACGCCAGCTCACGCCAGCTCGCCGGCCACACTCCCGCGCGCGGCCGGCCGGCCGTTACGTCGATCGACGTAGTTCTCATCCTGGTCGACCGTCACGTCGATCGACGTAACGGCTACGTCGATCGACGTACACACAAACGGCCGGCGAGGGAGACTCGCCGGCCGTCTGGCCGATCGTCCGTCGACGCGCGTCGTGCTACCAGCTGGGCCGGCCGTCGACGCCTACGCGCACGATCGGCGCGCTCGCCGTTTCGGTGCATTCCTGATTCACGGCGTACTCCGCGTAGGCCGCGAGAATCACGTCCCGCAACCGATCTTGCGCGCTCGCGTCGACGGCCGGCCGGAGCAAGGCGAACGATCGGCGCTCGCCGTTCACGCTGTACTGCCGGGCCGGAAACGTCACGTTCCGGCCACCATTTCGCCGTTCCCAGACGCCAAACCCGATCAGCCTGAGACCGTCCAAGGGGCCGCCCGTGAAATGGAGTTCCGCGTCCGCCAGCTTGCCGGGAGGGTTGCCCTTGTCGTTGGGGAAAAACTTGATCGTCATGTGATCCCGCCTTGTGTCAGTGCCGGTAGAAAGTTACCGGGAGTCAGACCGTAGCACGGCGCCGTATAGGCCGTCAATGCCAGTGCATGGGAGTGCCGGCCGGCGAGCTGGCCCGGCGAGGCGTCTGAGCCCAGCGCGAGGCGTCTGGCGAGGCGTCTGGCCGGCCGGCGAGGCGTCTGGCGAGTCTCGAGGCGAGGGGCCCGTACAGACCACGGGCCCGGTACCCTCGCGTGAGTACCGGGCCCGGGCCCGTCGACGGGCGACTAGCGACGCGCGCGCCAGACGCGATAGGCCGCACGGGCCGGCAGACCCCAGACGATCGCATTGACCGCGAGCAGGGCGAGCAGGGCGAGGTAGTACCGCAGCATGGCCGGCCTAGTCGCGCGGATCGATCGGGGCGAGCTGGCCGATCGTCTGGCCGGCCGGCGAGGCGTCGACGGGCCGGCCGTTCATCTCATCGGCCAGCTGGCGATCGCCGGGCGAGCTGGGATTGACGGGCTGATACCGATCAGCGATCGGGGCCCAAATGCCCGGGCGCACGTCGACGACGGTCACGTGCCGGCGAGGGTAGGTATCGACGTCGACGGGCCAGACGTTCTCCAGCTGCAAGCTGGCGAGGCGTGCACGGACGCGCGCCGTGAGTCTGACCACGGCCGGCCGGTCGACGGCCGATTGACTGGCCAGCGCGATCAGGTAATCCCGGCAGTCTTGCGCGTTGAAGCGGTCGACGTTCACAAGGTCGATCAGGTTCGGCATAAGGTTCACTCCCAGTGCAAGGGTATCGACGGATGGCGTGCGAGTCAATAGGGGCCAGCTCGCCGGCGAGACTCAAGGCGCTCGCCGGCCGGCCGTACAGACCACGGGCCCGGCAACCGTGCCCGGGCCCGTGGCGTCGACCGTGCGAGCGAGGCGCCTAGGCCGCCACCAGCGTGCGCGCCCCTTTGGCGAGAATGGCCCCGGCGATCCGGTCGAGCTGGTACCGCGCGTCCTGATACGGCGAGTCCTGGCTGAGACGCGTGGCGCCGTTCGCCAGACCCCAGTAGCTGGCCGGCGACAAGCCGGGCTCATCGGCGATCACGCGGTCGACGATCGCCTTAGCCTGATCGGCCGTGGCGCCGAGTGCGCGCAGTTCGTCGACGATGCCGGTATCGGTCGACGCGATGGAGTGTTCGACCAGCGTCCGGATGATCGCCTGGTCGCGCGCCGGCGAGGCGTCCGCCCACCGGGTCGCGATCGCGACGACCTCGCGCATGGTGTCGCGCAAGGCGCCCGTCCCCACGTGACGGCGTTTGAATGCGCGATCGATCACGGCGCCCCAGAGCATGTGATTGCCACAGATGTACCGGTAGAGGACCTGTTCGATCACGATCGACGCGGCGCCGACTTCGGAGTTCCGCACGAGCAAGCCGCGGTACATCGTCGCATCCGCGCCGGGCCGATTCAGGAGGGACGGATCCGTGACGATCGATCCGCCGTTCACGTAGCACAGAAACGAGTCCCGATCCCCGCCGTAGGCGCCGGCCGGTTCGCCTGACCACGTGGGCGGCAGACCCCAGCCGGAGGACTCGCCAAGGTTGCGCGCGATCGCGCCGAAGAGGTCCGCGTCCCACACGCGGCCGTAGCTGTCGGACGTGCACGCGCGCACGATCGGGTCCGCCTGGCCGTTGCCGTTCGGCGCGCGCAGGAGGAGATTGACGTCCGTGCCGGGCGTGGTGTCGTGCTGAATCCCATGGTTCAGGCAATCGGCGGCGAGCGCGGCCGGCAGCGACTCGCGCAAGTAGCTGGCCGGCGCGCCGACCGTGCGCGCGAGCTGGCCAAACGCCCAATGGGTCATCTTCGCCAGACGGCCGGACGGCGAGCGCAGTTTGATTTCATCGTCGACGGCCACGACGGCGAGATCCTTGACGTTGTAGGTGCGGTCGATCGAATGGTTCTTTTCGGTCGTGGCGTGCGCGACGAGTGCGGCGAGACTGGCGAAACGTTCATCGGCGGGACGGTTGGCGTACTCGCGATGGGCGGTCGTGATCGTGGTGGGTTGCATGGGTGTTCTCTCGTGCGCGCGTTAGGGAACCACGGCCGATCGTGCGCGCGATCGCCGGCCGTGGGGTGGCGCCCGTCAGGAGCGCCGGCCTGTATCGTTGATCGGCCGGCCGGCCAGAGTCAATACCTACCAGCTCGCCGATAAGGATTGACTCCCACGCGCGAGTATGCGTATCCTACTCGCCGGGAGGGACGCGAGATGACCTGGACACACGACACGCTAATCCGGCCGGCGCCGCTGGCCGGCGAGGGACGCCTGCACTACGGCGTGCGGCTGTTTCTGTACGTGCTCGAGTACGGGTCGCCGGCCGTGGCGACCTTAGACGCGGAGGCGTGCGAGCTGGCCCGGTACGGCGCCAAAGTGGCGACCGACACGCGCGGCGCCAGTGCCGTCTACTACGCCCGCGTGGCTGAGACGGAGCGCACGCTGTCCGGCCGGGCGCGCGCGATCGCGGCCGTCGACGCACTCGAGGCCGGGCCGGTCGTGGCCGGCGAGGCCGGGCCGGCCGGCCATGAGGCGCCGCATGCCGGGCCCATGGCGCCGCTCGCGCCGGTGCCGGTACCGCGGGCGCCGGTGGGTGGCCGGGCCGTGATTGACGGCTGGTAAGGCGAGGCAAGGCCGGCCGGTACGTCTGTACCGGCCGGCCGGCCAGACGGTCCAGACGAGTACGTACGTACAGGGGGAGGGACACCATGGGCGAGGCAGTGGAAGTAGTACAGGCGAGACTCACCGACGGGACGCAGGGCTGGTACCAGATTCATCACGGGCCGGGGCTGGAGGCGAAGCGGGCGGCCGGCCTGGCCAAGCCGTACCACGCCGTGACGGGGAACCGGCTGCCGGCCATGACGCGGCCAGTCCCGGCGACGCCGACCGTGCACGCGGGCGGGGGGACGGTTGGCCGGGCCAGTGTGGCCGACGTGCGCGGGCGCCTGGCCAAGCTGGCCGATCGGTACTGGGCCGACAACCCGATCAAGGGCCGGGGGCGCGACGCGTTCGAGGGGGCCGGAGTGTACGACGACTGGCGGATCAGTCTGGCGGCCGGCCATTTCGCCCTCTGTGATCGGGGGCCGGCGCGGTCGACCGTGGCGCCGGTGAGGATCATGCGGGCTGACCTGCCACGCATGACGGCCGGGCCGCTGCCCGAGGCATTCTGGGAGGCCGTCAAACGCGTCGCCATCTGTGCCGGCGAGAATCGGCGCGTCACGCTCACACTGCTCGAGGATGACCGGATCGAGGTCTCCGCCGGCGACCCGACCGACCACGGGCCGATCGGCTGGCGCGCGCGCGAGGTCGTTGACGTCCAGCTCACGGACGCGGCCGTCTGTAAGCCCGTGCACTACGACGCGCGGTACCTGCTGGCGCTCGCCGGCGCGGAGTGGACCTGGTATCAGCGGGACGCGGACACGGCCGGCGCCTGGGAGAGTCCGGCTGGCGATCTGCGCGTCGTGATTATGCCCATGCGGATGTAGGACCGATCGCACGCCTACTTGGGGCCGGCGAGCGCACGGGGACGCGTTCGCCGGCCGTGGGGAGGACTGACGATCATGGCGACAGACACGCGAGGCAGACGAGACGACACGGGGCGAGCGCCGTACCTGGTAGGGGCGAATGAAGCACGGTCGACGGGGCCGACGTACGAACGGTGGCCGGCCGACTTTCCACAGATTGCCTACGTGACGGCCGACGGCGGGCTCTTGTGCGTGACGTGCGCGAACGGCGGCAACGGCTCGCGCGCGGCCGACGTCGACCTGGACCCGGCGACGCCGGACGATGCCCAGTGGCGGATCGTGGGCGCGCAGACGCTCGAGAATCGGCCGATCGCGGATCGCGCGTGTGCGCACTGCGGCCGGCGCATCCCGGACGCGATCGCGCCGGGGCTGGTCGGGATCGATCGCCGGGGGCCGCGCTAATGGCGGCCCCGAAGTGGCGCCGGACGCTCGCGCAGTACACGCGGTTGTTTCGCAACCCGCGCGCGCTGTTCCCGGGCGGCCCCGACGACGGCGGCGTCCACGTAACGCTCTGGCCGAATGGCGTGGGGGAGATTTGGCTCCAGACGGGCGATGGGCTCGGGGTGGCGCTCCGGGCCAGTGACGGGCCCCATGGGCTCGGGCTCCAGATCCGCGCGTTCAGCGGCACGCCGCGGCTGACGATCGGCCATGGCGAGGCCGATGCCGACACGTTCTACCGGGAGATTGTGCAATTCCGGACGACCCCGACCGCGCAAGCGGCGAGGATGCGACTGACGAGGGGGAGGGACTGATCATGCGAACCGAGACGATTATCCGGAAGTTGTACACGTACGACGAGCTGGCGCCGGCCGCACAGGCGAGCGCGCGCGAATGGTACCGGGAGGTCGTAGCCCGCGACCCGTGCCGATTGGAGTATGCCGAGGGGGATATCTCGCACACGCTCGAGGCGCTCGGCGTCGTGCTCGACACGCACGGCCTGGTCTGGTCGGGATTTTGGAGTCAAGGCGACGGGGCGAGCTTTACCGGCACCTGGACATACGACCCGGACGCGCTCGCGCGCGTGCGGGCCGATCAGCCGGGCGACGGGCGACTGCACGCCGCGATCGATGACCTGCTGGCGGCGGCACACACGATCGCGAGTACGCCGGCCTGGGGAGGCGTACGGCCGACGATCTGGGCCGACGTGACGCGCCGGGCGCATCGATTGGTGCACGAGCACAGCGTGGAGATTGGCGTCTGGGCCATGAGCACCGAGGGGACCGAGTGCGCGATCGGGGGCGCGCAGGAGGGGGCCGTCGTCGACGCCTTGCGCGACCTGATGCGCTGGGCGTACCGCCAGCTCGAGGCTGAGCACGAGTACCAGAACAGCGACGAGGCGATCGGGGAGATGATCGAATGCCACGCGTACGAGTTCCTCGCCACGGGGCGACGCGCATGAGCGCCGCGTCCGCTCGCGACGAGTTCATCGTGGCGTTTGTCAAGGCGCGCGTGTGCGGGGAGCAAGCCGTGCACCTGGCCGTAGCCGACGCGCGGCTCATGCTGCGGTACGCGGCCACGCTCCAACGGCTGGCCGAAGCGCAGTGCAATGGGGACTGGCCGGCCGACAATGGTCAGCGCGAGACGGCGACGTGCCAGAGCTGCGATCGGTCGTGGGTGCCCGTGGCCATGATGCGGGCGCCGACGCTGGCCACGGCCAATGACGATCCCCCGACGACGAAGTACTGCCCCGCGTGCCGGACGACGTTCCGCGTGCGGCGCCTGGCGACGGCCTACGGGTTCATGGTGCAGGTGGGTGGGGACCCGCGCGGGCTAGTCGTCCGGCTGTATCCCCCGCACACGGCCGCTATTGCCATCCAGACGGGAATCGTCCGCGGCCTGGGGGTGCCGGCCTAGTCCGACCCCCGATCGCCTCGCCACGGGCCGCCCTGGCCCGTGGCGGGGGGAGTCTTGTAGCATCCCGGCATGGCCTACCGCCTCGCCAGCCGCACCTCCGACGCCAACCGCGACCTGATCGACACGGCGCCCCCGCACGGGCCGCGCATCTACGGCCACATTGACGCGGCCGAGCTGACCTGCCCGCGCTGTGGCGTGCTCCACCGCTTCACCAAAGCCAAGCGCACGAGCTGGTACGACGCCAAGCGGGGGATCTTCACCTGCCGCGGGACGGGGTGCACCTACCGCGCGTACCTGGGGATCGTCTGCTGGCCCGTGACGCCGTACACCACGGAACGCCGCATGACCCGACCGCCCGATCACGTACTCACGCCGGGCGAGGCCGCGCAGATGCGGGTGCTCGGGAGCTTTGCCAGCCCGGGCCGGCTGGGCGGCCGGCGCGAGCGCAAGACCAACATCGAGTGTCTGTGCGGGACGCCCTGCCCGGTGCACACGGCGCCGGTTGACGCCGACCTGCAGGAGGACAGCGACGTGACGCGGCGGGCCGCTGTGACGCCGCCGGACGTTGAGGAATAGTCGGGCGACTTTCGCCCTCGCCAGCCATCCCGTCTATGCATGCAATGTATGCATACGAAATCGTATGCTTATACGTAGGGTTATGTCACATGGCACATGTGGGGTTAACTCGTTGTACCGGCTGGGCTAACCTGTGTGACTTACATTCCTGAAGTGACAGTCACATGAGCCGGTTGGGCTCACATACTCGTGACACGGCTGGACGATGTGACACAGACCCGACAGGGGCATGTGTCACATGACGGACCTGGGCTAAGTCTTTATAACCGTACATAGTTACAGGGAGAGGGGTGTCCTAGTGACAGGGTTCCTCCCCCCTATGCGGCTATTTTGTATGACAAGGTAAGGTGCGCTGAGTGGACTTTCGCTATCGGCGTTTTAACCGACGGCGAGCGTCCCGGACGGCATCCAGTGGCCCTTTTCAGGCTGGGTGATGAGTCCCTGCGCCTCGAGCGCGCGGAGGCGGCGGTACAGCGTGCGCGGGTTGAGCTTGGACCGTTCGATGAGGTCGGCGGTGGCGGTGGGGGCCGGGGGCTCATTGAGGAGCGCGTAGACCGCCATGAGGTCGCCGGCCGGGATCTGCGTGACGCCCGGATCGGCCAGCGCGTCATCGTGGACGACCGTGAAGCTGAGCAGGCCCGTCGTTTCGTCCCGCTTGAGGTACCACGTTTCCGCTTTCGCGTGATGGGGATTCACGTAGCACTGCAGGAGCCCGTCGTCCCGTCCCGTCTCGTCCGGCCCGGCCAGGTTCATTTGGGTACTGGTGAAGCCGAGGAGCGCCCCCGTCCCGTTGATCCGGTCCTGCATCCGCAGATACCGCTCATTCTTGTCCGCTTTCTGCTTCGACGTGTGACACACGCCGACCAAGCAGTGTCCGTGGTCCATGGCGTACCGTTGGATCTCGATACAGCTCACGGCGACCGTGTGGTAGTCGAGCAGGTTCCCTCCGAGGAAGAGCGCGATGGGGTCGACAAAGATGATCCCCGGTTCGGGCAGCTCCAACCGATCGATGCACTCGATGAGCGCGGCCGGCCCGCTGGCGCGCTTCCCAATCTTGAGCAGGTCAAACGTGCGATCGTCGACGACCGAGTACTGCGCGACCTCGGGAAACCCGACCGCGTCAAACCACAGTCTCGAGTCGGCCCAGCTGCGATCGCCCGTGATGTAGCCGACCGAGGTGCGCGTGACCGGGTGGGTCGCAATGAGGCCGCCCTCGTGGAACGTGCGCGCCAAGCCGGCGAGAAAGGCGGTCTTGCCGACGCCGCTGGCCCCGGAAATGAGCGAGAGCGAGCCGGCCGTGAAGATACGCGGGAGGGGATCGGGAAAGGGAATGGGCATGGCCGGCTCAGCGTACTGGTGGACCGCCTGTGAGTCAATAGTGTAACTCGCCGCGGTCACCCCTACATCTTGTGGCTTGACTGATAGGGGGTGAGCGCGCCTAAGATACGCACTCGGGCGACGATAGGCAGTCACTGTCACTCGTGCCCTAGATTAGGATTGCATGACCATGGCGAAACGTGTGAGATCGGATGCGCAGGCGACGCCCACGGGCGCCGCCGTGCTCCGTCCGACGATTGAACGGGTGGGCCAGAATCCCTATCCCGACCGGCCACTCGAGGAGCGCGCCGAGGCCCTCGCCCCGGGCGAGCCGCTGAAGATTCAGATTCGCCCGCTCATCTACACGACCTCGACGCAGGCGACCCCGTTCATGTTCATGGCGGGCGTGAGCTGGACGTTGCTCTTCCCGCAGGTGGCCGACGCCAAGGCGTTCCGGGCCGACCTGGACCGATTCATCCGCGGCTGGGTGGAGGGACGCGCATGAGCCGGCTGTACACGAATACGCAGGTGAACGGTGCGACCGTCGCGACGAGTTCGTGCGTCCTCAGCGGCAGCACCGAGGCGCCCGACGAGCACCATGTCGCGTTTGCGCATCGGACCGGTGAGGGATCTCCCGTGTTGACGCTCCACGTCGATACGTGGGTGCCCGAGCGGAACCGGCGAGACCGGCTCTCGTGCTCCTTCGCAGACTTCGTGGCGTGGCTGGAGGCTAGAGACGCCGCCGCCGCCAGCGTGCTGGACGCCCCGGGCGACGACGGCGCCGACAAGACGAAGGGCGACCTCATCGAGGACTTCATCGCCGGCCGGCCGCCGTTCACCGCGAACATGGCCCAGAAGACCGACGGCGAGGACGGCGCCTAGCCATGGCCCTCACCCTCTGGCTTACCGATCGCTCGCGCTACGAGACCGGCACCGGCCATTGTGCCTGGGACCGGTACCTCACCTACCACGCCGGCCCGAACGGGTACGGGTACGCGCGCCTGGCCCAGTCGGTGCCGACGGTGACCGGGACGCTCATCCACGAGCCGATTGCGGCGCTGCTCCAGTACTGCCAGACGCACGACCGGCTGCCCGACGACCGGGTGATCTTCACGGCCATCCAGCAAGCCAAGGAGACGTACTACAAAGTCGTCGCCGACCGCGGGCTGACGCAGGTGGCCGACCCCGAGGCCCTCGCCAAGCGGATGAACGAACAGGTGCAGCTCCTCGAGGGGCTGGTGTGGGCGTGGGCGCGCGTGACGCTCCCCGCCTTCATGGGCGAGTGGCAAGTCGTCCAAGTCGAGACCGAGCGGGTGACCGTCATCGGGTGTACCTGCGGGCTGGGCGACCGCATCGGCGAGGCCGAGGCCCACGACGCGCGCGAGTGCCAAGGCATCGGCTGGATGACGCGCGGGGACTGCATCGCGCGCCGGCGGCAGACGGGCGGCCTCGCCTACCACGACGTGAAGACGGCCTCGATGCTGTCGGCGAACTGGGAGGCGGCCTATAACTACCGCGTGCAGCTCATCGCGGGGGTGCTGGGGGATGAGCGCGTCCTCGGCCAGACCATCGACGAGGTGTACCTCTGGCCGCTGCTCAAGGGGAAGTACGAGTCGACCTGGAATGCCGAGGAGGGGAAGGCCAGCGGGCCGAAGTTTCAGAACTCGCCGCTCGTCTACGGCTGGAAGAAGGCGGCCAACCCGCCGCTCTGGGACGAGGAGTGGGCGACCAGCTTCTACTACGTGGGCGACGACGGCAAGCGGCACCGGCTGGGGAAGCTGTTCGAGCGCACGCCCCTCTGGGAGATGGACCGGGCCACCTGGGCCGGCTGCCTGTCGCCGGGGGACTACTGGACGCGTGTGCTGCTGAACGAAGGGAAGCTCGGCGAGACCAGCCGCGTGATTGGCCCGATTCACCGCGACGACTGGAAGCTCGAGAGTTTCCTGCGCGAGCTGCGCGGCGAGGAGCGCCGGTGGCAAGAGACGCTGTGGGCGCTGCACGAGACGGGTGGCGTCTGGGGGGAGCCGGCCTTTATGGCCGAGCTGGAAGCGCGCGTCACGCAGAACCGCGGCGACGCCTGCCACCAGTACTTCGGCGAGACGTGTAGCAAGCTGGCGCTCTGCGAGCGCACGCCGGGCTGGGAACGGCCCGAGACGATCGGGTACATCGCGCGCCGACCGCATCACCAGCCCGAGCTGGACCAGGCGATTAGCCGGGGACTCCTGCCGCCCACTGACGGCGCGGCAGAGACTGTGGAGGAGTAACGGACATGGCGAGACTGTCAATGAAGGCGAAACGTGTGGCGACGCAGAAGGCCCTGGACACCGCGCGCCGGGAGCACGAGCGCCTGCTGGCGCGCGCGACGGCCAGCCACGCGGTCCCGGAGCTGATCCACCCCCTGCCGCCGCCGCGCGGGTTCTTCACGACGCTGCCGTCGACCGAGCTGGTGGCCTCGCTCCACGGCGCGCTCATCCAGACGATTAACTACGGGGTCAAGCCGAGCGACCTCGACCTGCTGCGCGACGAGTGCGTGCGCCGAGGGCTGCTGTGAGCGACCCCATCGTCCCGCCGCCCGGCTTCCGCGGCCGGCAACCCCACGAGAAGGAGGCGCTCGAGCGCGCGCCCTTCAAGTGGCGCTGCGGGACGTGCGGGACCGAGCACTACACGCCGCCCGAGGACGGCTGCCAGAGCTGCGGCATGGGCACGCAGGCGGAGGTGGCCCAGGCGGTGGCGGCCCGTGAAGCCGAGACGGTGACCGAGGAGCAGTACCAGCGGGCCGTCTTCAGTGGCACCGACGAGATGCTGACGCCGCGGGCGTGGGCGACCGTCACCCGCGCACTGGCCTTCTACCTGGCGCAGGGGCCGCCGCCCGAGGCCGACGAACTCTCGCGCGCGATCGTGCGGGCGTGGCTGCTGCGCCTCACCGAGGTCGACGAAGCCCCTAACCCATCCTGACCGAGGACACGGAGAGACTGACGACATGACTGAAACCGTAACGACCCCAGCGGACGCGACGCCAAAAACCGACGAGACGAGCGCCGCCTCGCCCTCGGCCACCCTCGTGATGGGCCCGAGTGGCTCGGGCAAGTCCAGCCTGCTCGCCACGGCGGCCGAGTACTGCTGGGAGACCTTCAAGAAGGTGTCCCTCTACTACTGCGCCGACGGCGGAGGCTACCCGACGCAGATGCAGGCGCTCATCAACCACGGCATCGTGCGCGTGTGGCGCGTGCGCTCGCGGAGCGGGCCGGGACTCGTGCCCGAGACGATCCACCGGGCCAGCCAAGGCTGGTGGCCGGTGTCGGTCGACCCGCGAACCGGCGAGACGGCCGCCTCGGTGAAGCTCGTGCCGCCGATGACCGAGACCTACGAGACCCGCTGCCCGAACGGCCACCTCGTGCAGGTGTCGCCGATGCAGGCGTTCCCACCAGCCGGCAAGCCCTGCCCGACCTGCGCGGTGCTCGTGAGCGCGGCCAACATGCAGGTGACCCGGACCAGCCGGCGGACCAAGGGGTTCGAGACCGTCGGCGCGGTGCTCCACGACGGGCTCACGTCCTACTCCAGCTGGCTCATGGACGACTTGAGTCGCCGGAACCTCGGCGGCGAGCAGAGCAACCTCGGCGGGATTGTCGAGTCGGGCAGCCTGCGGTTTGGCAGCAACAACCGGGCCCAGTACGGGTTCACCCAGGCGCGGGCGGAGAACTGGATCCTCAATGCCCAGTCGATTCCCGGCATGGTCATGTCGCCCATCTGGACGGCCCTGCCCAAGGAAGGCGACGACGAGAGTCTCACCGTCGTCGGCCCGGACTTCGCGGGGAGCGCCAAGATCGCGGCCGCGCTCCAGTGGTTCGGGAACACGTTCGAGGTGATGGAGGTCGAGCGGGACGGGAAGAAGTACCGGCGCATCATGCTCAGCCCCTACGTCGACGCGGCCGGCCGTCGCCACATGTGCAAGACGCGCAGCGCGCCGGGGTATCTGCCCGCCTACGTCGAGGACGAGGTCGTCACCGAGACGGGCAAGCGGCCGGACGGCCGGACGTTTGTCGACTTCAGCCTCGGCTCGGTCTTCCGCATGATCGACCGCGTGCGCGTCGAACTCGAGTCCGACTACAAGGGGAAGTACCCCGACGCCCCGGGCCTGGGCGCCGGCGAGGTCGGGGACGCGGCGCCGGAGGGTCCGGCCTCGAGCGGGGTGACAGCCGCCGGAGTGACACCCGCGTCTCCGATCGCGCCGGCCGTCGGCAGCGGAGGGGGACGACCGCTCAGCCCGGCCGAGCTAGTCGCCCAGCGCCAGAAGAAGGCGGTCGTGGCGGCCGCCCCGGTGGCGACGCCGGCCGTGGTGGCCGAGTCGACGACCGCGCAGACGGCGACCGCCGGCCCGACCGCACCGCCGCCCGTCTTGGCCGCGCCGACCGGGCCCAAGCCGATTAGTGTCAGCCCTCCCGGACGACGGCCGTCGACGTCGACGCCGCCGCCTGCGGAGACGAAAGTCGAGTAGTCTCACGCGTTCACGTTCGCTGTAGCAGGTACGACCGGCCGCAAAGGAGCGGCCTCTCCCATGAGTCTCCAGGACATCGGATCTGAGAAGCTGCAAGACACCGTCGACGTCGAGAATTTGCCCGAGCAGGGGCGCCAGTTCCCCGACCCGCCCCAGCCCGGGACGTATCGGTTCGCGCTGTCCCCGCTCGACGACGAGAACTTCAGCGCCATCGACAGCCAGAAGGGCAAGCGCGTCCAGGTGCGCTTCAACGAGGACGCCCCGCTCGTCATCGTCCAGTCGCCCGGCGGCACGAAGAACGGCGAGACGTTCGAGACGTCGATTTCCAACATCACGCGCGAGCGCGGGAAGAAGGGCAGTGGCGTCGAGGCGAGCGACTGGGACTACCTCAACAAGGCGTTGAAGGAAGCGGGCCCGCGGCCGGCCAGTAACAAGGAGTTCGCCACCCGGCTCATGGCGAAGGCCGCGGCGAAGGCCGAGTTTGCGGCCGACGTCGAGTGGAGCTGGCGCTGCTCGGCGACCCGCGACGCGTACTTCGCGGCCGCCGACGGCTCGACCCAGACGGTCCCCGAGACCGACCCGGCGACCGGCCAGCCGACCGGCCGCAACGTCCCGGGCTGCGGCAAGAAGCTCTACCAGAAGGACGTACCCAAGGTGAACGGGGTGTACCCGGCCCGCATCACCTGCCCGGACTGCCAGGCCAGCGTGCGGGCGTTCGGCAACCTCACGCGGATTCGGGAGTAGGGGTCATGCCGCGCAGCCGCCTCTCACCGCAACAGAAGCTCATCCACGCCTTCCTCGACTTGAACGGCGCCGAACAGGCGTCGCTCATCGAGACGTTCATCGCGCTCCAGCGCCGGGGGGCCCAGGTGCATGGGGCCACCCCGGGGACGCCGGCGGCGAAGACGACGCGCAAGCCGCGTAAGCCGGCCCAGCCGGCCCTTCCGGGGACCGGGGCCTAGCATGGCCCGCGTCCCGTTCTTGATCGTTGGCGACGCGCCCGAGGGCCACTCTGGCCTCGGGCGCATCCTGAGAGACCTCCGTCGGCGGCTGAGTGACGCCGCCGAGGCCGACGCCTTGGGCGTCGACGTGAAGACCTGCGCCTGGGTGGCCGACCCCAAGTACCGCGGCACGCCGCCCTGTGGGCTGGCGACGGGCCTGGCCGACTGGCGCTTCACCAACATCGAGACGTGGGGCCGGGAAGCCGTCGAGTCGGCCTGGGCGTACTTCTACGGCGACCGGCCGGGCATCGTCTTCACGATCTGGGATCCGGCCCGGTGCCACGCGTTTTTGGAACTCCCGCCGCACCTGACCAAGTGGGGCTACTTCGCGGTCGACGGGCACAACCGGCACGGGGTGTTCGGCGGCCCGGCGGCCGAGGCGGTGAAGGGGTATCAACGCGTGCTCGCCTACGGGCAGTACGGCGCCGAGGTGCTCACGACGGTCCGGGCCGACGGCACACACGTCGAGGCGCTCCCGCATGGGATCGACACGGCGGTCTTCAAGCCGACGATGACGGCCTCCGCGCGTGCCTCAGCCGAGCGCATCATCGGCGCGCGTGTCTCACCCCAGACGCGCGTCATCGGCTGTGTCGCGACCAATCAAGCGAGGAAGGACCTCGGGCTGGTCTTCGAGACGATGGCGAGCCTCATCATGCGCGGACAGGACGTCCACCTCTGGTTGCATATCGACGAGCAGGTGACCGAGGCGTGGTCGGTCCCGCAGCTCTATGAAGACTACCCGCCACTGCGCGGCCGGCTGAGCGTGAGCCAGTCGGTCACGGATGAAGTCCTGGCCGCCTGCTACGCCAGCTGCAGCGTGACGATCGCCCCCGGACGCGGCGAGGGGTTCGGGTACCCGATCCTCGAGAGCCAGTGGTGCGGGACGCCGGTCGTCGGGTTCGACTATGCGGGCGGGGCCGAGTACCTGCCAGACGCTGGGCGGGCCCGCACGCACATGTACCGGCCCGAGGGGCCGTACAACCTGCTGCGCCCGATCGGGGACGCCGGACACTGGGCGAGCCTCATCGAGCGGCTTCTCACGACAGACAACGCGTGGACGATGCCCCCGGCCGCCCACCGCACTCGCTGGTCGACCCTCTGGCCCGAGTGGCGCGAGTGGGTGGCGGCCGGCCTCACCGATTGGAGAGAGACCCATGGCTGAGATTCTCAAGATGGACGGCACGCCCGCGACCCCACCGGCCGCGCTCACGGTGCGCGACGCCTTCGGGCGCGCGCTCGCGGTCGGCGACGAGGTGATTCTCCGGAACGCGCTCGCCCCGTCGGCGGTCGTCCTCGAGATGACCCCGATCCTCCACCCGCAGGCGCCGCCGAACCTCATCGCGGTGACGTTTCAGATCACGCTCCAGCTCCAGGTGTCGGGGCTCCGGCCGGTCGGCGAGTTCGTCCTGGCGCGGACCCAAGCCGAGCGCGAGGCGTACCTGGCCACGCAGGTACCGGTCGGCGGCCAGCCATGAGCGAGACCCCCGACGCCCCGACGCCCGTCGCCCCGCCGCCCGACCTGGTCATCCCAGCCCCGCTCGAGGCAGGCACGAGCTTCCTCTGCGGCCCGGCCGGCACGGGGAAGACGTACCTCGCCAAGGCGATCGTCCGCCAGAAGCCGGGGACGCTCCTCTGTGCGACGACCGGCATCGCCAGTGTGAACCTGGGCGAAGGCACGACCGTGAACGCCGCGCTCGGCTACTACGACACGGCCAGCCTCATCGACAGCTACACGAGTGGACGCCTCACCGGCCGGCTGGGGAAGCTCTGGCGGAGTGGCGTCCGCCGGCTGCTGATTGACGAGGTCAGCATGATGGACGCCGAGCAGCTCACCATCATCACGCGTGCGATTGACGAACTCTCCGGCCGCGGCTACGTGCTCGACCACCAGCTGGCCGACGAGATTGACGAAGACTTCAAGACGACCGGCGAGGGCGACGTCGCGCGCCGGGCGGCGATCAAAGTCATCCTAGTCGGGGACTTCTGCCAGCTGCCGCCGGTGAAGGCGCCGTGGGCGTTCACCTCGGGCGAGTGGCCGCGGTTTGCGGCGAACCAGCACCTCCTCACCGAGGTGAAGCGTCAAGTCGACCCCGGGTTCATCGCCGCGATGGCGGCCGCCCGGAAAGGCGACAAGGACACGGTCGTCGACTACTTCCGCGACCGGCTCGTCGATACGCCCGACCACCACTACGAGGGCATGACGGTCGTCGCGACCAATGACGCCGCCGACCGGCTGAACCAGCTGCGGCTCGACCGCGTCCCGCACCCGCTCATGTACTGGGAGTCGGCGACGTGGGGCAAGCCGCGCGGTGACTGGAAGAACATTCCCACGCGCCTCGGGCTGAAGGTCGGCGCGCTCGTCATGATCCTGGCCAACCGCCGACTGGCGGTGGACGGCCTCCCGAGTTACCTCTGGCCGATCGACTACGCCAATGGCGACCTGGCGACGGTCGTCGCGATGGACCCGGAGAAGGCGCGCGTGACCGTGCGGCTGGACCGGGGCGCGCGCGAGGTCAGTGTCGACTGGGTGACGCGCCAGAACACCATCCCGATGGAACCCGGTCGGAAGACGGCCTTGCGCGCGGCCAACCAGGACCACCTCATTAGCGAAGACGGCAAGTGGGAAACGATCGGCGAACTCACGTATCTCCCGCTGCGCCTCGCCTACGCGTCGACCGTGCACAAGGTGCAGGGGCTCTCGATGGACAAGGTGCAGGTGGCGACGCGCGAGGGGATGTTCAAACAGCCGGGGATGCTCTACGTGGCGCTCACGCGGGCGCGCACGCCCGAGGGGCTGCGCCTGGTCGGGAACGTCGATGGGCTGCGCGAGCGCGTGACCGTGCACCCGGATCTGGGGGCCTGGCTATGACACTCGGCGATTGGCTGCTCGTGGCGATTCTGCTCGTCCCAGTCGTGTTCGCGGCGCTCAGGCTCGACGCGCGGAGTCGCCCCGGCGGCGGGAAAACCGACGTGGTCGAACTGTGCGTTGACCTGGGCTGGGATAGCGAGGCGGTCTACACGCTCGCCCCGCCGATCGAGTGCCCGGCGTGCGCGACGCGGTTGCTCAAGGTCGACGTCGTGCGCTACCCGAACGAGGATTTGACGGTGAGCTGCCCGCATTGTGACGAGCGGCTGCCGGTCTCGCGGGTCGAGATTCATGGTGGGTTGACGTTTCTCGAGGTCGTCTCGTGAGCGGGCTGGCGAGGAAGCCGTACCGGATCCCGGTGAGCCGGCCGGCGTACTTCGGGAACGAGATTGACTACGTCATGGGCGCCGTCGCGCGTCGCGAACTCTCCATGGGCGACTACGTGGAGTCCTTCGAGTGGCGCTGCGCCCAGTACCTGCAGGTGAAGCACGCCATCGCGGTCAGTAGCGGCACGGCCGGCCTGCACCTGGCGGCACTCGTCGCCGGGGGCGGCTGGGATTGCCTGCCGGCGCCGACGATTCTCACGACGCCGCTGACCTACGTCGCCAGCGCGAATGCGATCTGGTACTGCGGCGCATCCAAGCACTTCGTCGACGTCGACCCGGGAACGTGGCTCGCGACCGTCGCCGACGGCACGAACATGGGCGACGGCTTCCTCCCGGTCGACCTCTACGGGCTGCCGGGCCTCTGGCGCAGCGACGCCGCCGACTACGCCATCGTGTATGACGCCTGCGAAGCCTTCGGCGCGACGATCGACGGCCGGCCGCTGACCCGGCGCGGCGGGATCCACGTCTTCAGCTTCTACGGGAACAAGATCGTGACGACCGGCGAAGGTGGGCTGGTCACAACCGACGACGATGACGACGCCCGGTTGATTCGCCAGCTCCGCGGCCAGGGCCAGTCGCTCACCCAGCGGTACGTGCACCCGGTCGTTGGGTATAACTACCGCATGACGAACCTGCAGGCGGCGCTCGGGCTGGCGCAGGTCGAGACGATCGAGACGCACCTCGACCGCCGGCGTACACGCGAGAACCAGTACTTCGACCGGCTGGGGGACACGCTTGCGACGCAGGTCGCCCCAGTCGGGGTGGAAGCCGCACCCTGGGTCTTCGCCGGCCTGGTCCCCCCGCACGTCTCGCGCGACGGGCTGATGGCCGCGCTCGACGCGGTCGGGATCGAGAGTCGGCCGGTCTTCCCGTGCCTGCACCGCGAGGGCGTCCATGCGACGCGCCAGCGGCTGCCGGTGGCCGAGGACATCAGCGCCCGCGGGATCGTGCTGCCGCTGTACGCCGAGATGACTGAGGGCGAGGTTGATGAAGTGTGCGACGTCGTCCTCGGCTGGCTGGAGGAACACTCCCGATGACCCCCATGAGAGAAGGCCGTGTGTATCCGCTCGATGACTCGACCGACGCGGTGTACCTGTACGGGACCGAGACGGGGCGGGCGCCGGGCTGGTACCTGCGCGTGCGCATGGGCGGCAGCATCGGCCGGTTCATGCAGGGGCCGTTTGACACCCCAGGCGCCGTTGAGCAGGCGCACCGATCGCTCCAAGCAGGCGCCCAGGTCCAGCGCGCCTTCACCGAGATACCGGCGCTCACCATTCACGCGGCGGACGACGTCGCGATGGCACCGCCGGCCACGTGGAAGGAGCGGGCCGCCGCCTACATGGCCATCCGGCACGTCGAGGCGACCCAGGACCACGACTACTATTTCGCCGGGACCGCCGCCGGGCCCGCGCACGTCGATACCGGCGGCGCGCAGCTCTTCGTCGTGAATCCGGCGGCGCTCGTCGTGGCGAAGGACACGCCCCGGATCGACGACTTCGTGAAGCTCGAGGCCGGCCTCGGCATGGTGCTGGGTCCGCGCGTCCACGTCGCCAGCTTCTGCCACCTGGGGATCGGCGGTGGCATCACCATCCTGGAAGAAGGCGCGTCAACCGGCTCAGGCGCGAAGATCGTGTCGGGCTCGGCCGTCCCCTCTGAGGTCGGCTGCTCGGCCATCCAGCCCGGCGTCGTGAACGTGCGGAGCTTCGCGTGGATGCAACCCTTCTCGACGCTCTACGCCGGCGCGATCCTGCTCCCGGGGTGCGTGCTGGGCGCGCGGAGCGTGCTGGCGGCTGGGAGTGTGCTGAAGGCCGGGACGGTGACGGGTGAAGACGAACTGTGGGCCGGAACGCCGGCCGTGCTGAAGCGGAGGGGGCGATGACGGACGCGCCACGGCCGGACCTGACGGCGGCGGACTGGGCGGCGATGCGGGCCAAAGTGGGCGAGGTGATCGCCACGGCGATTAGCCGCTGCGACGTGGCGGGTTGCGACCATTCACAACCCGACCGCGTGTGCTCATCCTGCCTGAACCTTGAGCAGCTTGAGCGGGATCACCTCGCGCTCCTCGACGCCCTCGCGCGGCAGCAGGAGGCGAACGCGCGGCTGACGGCGGCGCTGGCCGACGCCGAGCGCACGCTAGACACCAACACGATTGAACTCGTGCGTGAGATGAAGGGCCATCGGCGGCGTGCGGACAAGGCCGAGGCCGCCCTCGCCGATCGGGACGCGACGATCGCGCGGCTGCGGGAGGAACTGCGGGATTGGCGCACGGTGATTCTCAATGCACTGCTCCCCGAGCCGCCCGCCGCGAAGGAGGCCGACCGTGAATAGCAGAGAAGCACGCGAAGTGGAGCAGTTGGCGAAGCTAATGGGCGACCTCGGCCAACTCGGGGGCGCCATCGCCGTCTACAAAGCGCGCATCGAGGAACTGACGCGCGAGCGTGACGACGCCTGCTTCAAGGACGGCCAGTTGAGCGCGAAGGAGGCCGACCGTGGGACTGGTGATTGATGTGACGCCGCGCGTGTCGGTAGAGATTCGCAGCGCATCTATTGCGCTCGTGATTGACGAGGCGTCGGTGGATGCTGGCACGGATAACCTGTGCGGCCGTATCGAGTTCGACACGCGCGACCTTGATGCCGTGATGCGTGCGCTTCAACTGGCGAAGGAGGCCGACCGTGGCTAAGCCCGACGCGCAGACCGTGGCGCAGATGGCGGCGACGATTGCGAGTGGGCTGGCATCCAAGGAAGACATGAACAGCAGTGGATACCGAGGCGCTGAAGGTGTCGCGGAGTGGATGCAATCCATCACGATGCTGTCTGTTGGTCTCGCCCGCGCCATCGTCGCAGAAGTCGAGCGTGCCGAGCCGGAGGAGCGATGACCACGAAACGCTGCGCTGAATGCCAGACGACGTGGAGCGGGGCAAATACCCCGGATCGCTGTCCAGCGTGCGGGAGCGACATCTACGATATTCCCGGCGTAACAGCCACACGCCACAAGGCGAACCACATCGGCGCTCCGGCCGTGTTCAAACTGGAAGAGGCCATTCGCCCTGTGTGCTCCGCGTTCGGCGCGTATGAAGGTGTCGGCGGCTGCTATCTCGTGGGTTCGGCACTCGTGCGCCCGGACTGGCGAGACGTGGATGTGCGCCTCATTCTCGATGACGACGCCTTTATGGCTGAGTTTCCAGATTGCTACTCGGTGAACCATTACGAGCATAACGCGCGATGGCTCCTGTTCACCGTGTCGATCTCGGAATACTTGTCGCTGCGAACAGGCCTGCCGATTGACTTTCAGATCCAGCCGCAGAGCGTCGCGAATGCACGGCACGCTATCTCTGACGGCCACGGCCGGAGCGCCATCGGTTTGACGATGCCGAAGAAGGAGCCCGTTGATGCCCGCTAAGCCCCTCGCGCTCCGCTACCGCCGCCGCCTCTGGCAGACGCTCAGGACGGTGGAAAAAGTCGCCGCTGGGAAGGTGAAGGGTGCCGTGTGGGACCAGACTAGTTTCGGCCACTTCATCCGAGACGCAAGCGGCCATGCGTGCGGCACCGCGCATTGTTTCGCGGGATGGGCGGCAGAGAACGCCCGACAAGTGAATCCCGATTACGCATACGCAACCAAGGCCAACACAAGCATCAACGATTGGGCCATCGCGTATCTGGGCCTGAACCCTAACGGAGCCAACGGCCTGTTTGTGTGCGACAACACGCTCGACGACCTGCGCCGTCTCGTGCGCGAGTTCGCGGGGCCGGAACCGAAGGCGGGGCGACGATGAGCGACTATCCACGGGACGCACAGGACGCGGTGGAACTGGAAGCGTCGAAACGAGCCGCGCAAACTGCATCGAGGCCGCCCATGACGGACACGCGCTACTCGGCGGAGGAACTGCGGGAGTGGGCACAAGAGTCAGCAAGCAACGACAAACCCGTCACATCGGCCATGCTCAACCAAGCCGCCAGAGATTCAGAGACGCTGGCGGGGATTCGGGCGTGGCTGGTCAAGTCACAATCTGAACCGTGCGCCTGTTTGGAATGCGCGTCCTATCGCAACGCGCTGGCTGAACTCGACCGGCTCTCCCGAGGTGACGCATGACTGACCGGACGCTCTCGGCGGCGGAGTTGGACCAGTTGGAAGCCGATGCACAGCGCGGCTATCCAGAATGGGGAGCTCCTGTGTATCGCAAATTGATCGATATGGCCCGACGCACCGAGGCGGCCGAGCGCGAGAATGCCCTGCTCACACGCGCGCTCGCCCTGCTCTGCGCACAGGGAGGGGTCGTCAGCGGGCACGTGCATACAGTGGCGCCGTCCCTTGAGACCGACACCGTCCAGCTTCTGTTGACCGACGGCCGCGTCGTCACGCTCCGCCCGGTTCCGCATCCTCCCGAGGAGACGCCCCAGCCATGACGCTCACCCTCTGTACGATGGTCCGCGACGCCGCCAGCCGCGGCACCCTCGCCCGCTTCCACCGCCAAGTCGGCGCGCTCGAACGCCGCCTCTCCGCGCCGCTCACCGTCGTCATCGCCGAGGGCGACTCGAAGGACCACACGCGCCTCGCCCTCGTGCAGGAAGCCGAGCGCGCGAAAGCGTGGCACCGGCGGACGCTCGTCATGGACGTCTCGCACGGCGGCCCGTTCTGGGGGTCGACCGAGGAACCGGCACGCCTCGCCGGGCTCTCGACGATTTTCAACCGCGTGCTCGACGTCGCGACCGGGACGAAGGCGCACGTCGTCGTCTGGGTGGAGAGTGACCTGCACTGGACGGCCGACACGATCCTCCAGCTCGCGTCGCACGTTGACCAGAAGCTCGCCGCCATCGTCGCGCCGATGACCCACGCGGGCGTCGCGTACTACGATACGTGGGGCTGTCGCCTCCTCGACGGGCGCCGGATTGATAGCGTGCCGCCGCACCTGCCGCCGGCGTACGTCACCGCCCACGCGGTCGGGGCGCTGGTCGAGATGAGTAGCGTCGGCTCGGTCGTCGCGATGAGTCGCCCGGTCGCCCGCGACGTGCGCATTGTCGACGGCGGCGCGATTGTCGAGTGGTGCACGGTGGCGCACGGGATGGGCCACAAAGTCTGGTTGGACACCGGCGCGCGCGTCGAGCACCCGCACGACGGATTTGTCGGCCTCCCGAACGAGGAAGCTCACCCATGAAGGTCTGCGTCGCCCCGATCCCCGCCACCCTCTCGCTGTCCATGCACCGGCTCGGCCGGGCACTCGCCGACCACGCCCCGGCCGGCGTGACGATCGTCCCGACGTGGGAGGCGGCCGACCTGGCGCTCCTGCACCTCATCGGGATCGAGGACGTCGCCCCGCTCGTCGCGCGCCTCCGGGCGGCCGGCACGACGGTCGCCCTCTGGCAGCACTGCTACCGCACCGCCCGCGGGACGCCGCTCGACTGGACGGCCCTCTGGGCGCAGGCGGCGCTCGTGAGTAGCTGCTACGACCTGGCGTGGATGCTCGACGTCGAGGGCATCGACCGCGCTGGGATCGACTTCCACCTCTCGCCACTGGGCGTCGACACGACGGTCTTCCGCCCGTGCGGGTGCGCGCGGCACTTCTCGGTCGCGACGAGCGGGTACGTCGCCGACCAGGAATGCCTCAACGAGGTCGCGCAGGCGGTCTTCGCCACCCCGCACGCGCTGCCGCAGTTTCACCTCGGGCCGGCGAGTGCCATCACCGTCGCGACGCCGCCCGGCCGGGTCATCGTCGCCCAGTCCGGCATGGACGACGTGGAACTGGCCAAGCGGTGGAGCCGCGCCCAGTACGTGAGCGGCCTGCGCCGGTCGGAAGGGTTCGAGCTGCCGGCCTATGAGGGCCTGGCGTGTGGGGCCCGGCCGATCATGTTCAACCGGCCGGATGCGCGCATGTGGATGGGCGAGCACGCGGTCTATATCGAGGAAGGGGCGGCCGAGGACGTACGCCGGCAGCTCGAGGCGGTCTTGGCGGGGCCGTACCGGGCCGTCTCGAGTGAGGAACGCGCCTGGGTCACGGCCACGTTTGACTGGACGACGATCGCCGAGACGTGGTGGCGACGGGTGCTGGCGTGAACCGCTTCGCCTACTACAACGAGTGCGACCCGTTCGCCGCTGAGTGGCTGCGGGACCTGATCAGCAAAGGACACCTCCCGGATGGCGAAGTCGATGACCGACGCCTCGAAACCGTTACCCCCGCCGACCTTACCGGCTTCACCCAGTGTCACTTCTTCGCCGGGATCGGCGGCTGGGCCTACGCCCTCACCCTCGCCGGATGGCCCGCCGACCGGCCCGTCTGGACCGGCAGTTGCCCCTGCCAGCCGTTCTCGGCAGCGGGGAAACAGCGCGGCCACGCCGACGACCGACACCTCTGGCCCATCTGGCATCGGCTCATCCGCCAGTGTCGTCCTGACCGCATTTTTGGCGAGCAGGTTGCAAACGCGATTGGCCACGGCTGGCTCGACCTTGTATCAACAGACGTGGAGGCGGAAGGCTACGCCATCGGGGCGGTCGTACTGGGCGCACACAGCGTCGGGGCGCCGCACCTTCGACAACGGCTGTGGTGGGTGGCCGACCGCGCGCCAGACCGACGACGACGAGAAGAATGTGCGGACGGCCGACGGGAGCGCGAAGGAGATGGCGCGCAAGGGCGGCCCGCAGGATCTGAATCAGGCGGCGACCTTGCTGGGGTGGCCCACTCCGAATGCGGGTCCGCAGAACGATACCGACCGCCAGTGGGAGGCGCGTCGCCAGGAGCAACGGGCGCGGGGGATCAGCGGGAACGGCTTCGGACTGACGCTGAGTATGGCGGCGACCCTCACGGGCTGGCCGACGACCACCGTCGAGGACAGTCGGAGTTCAGGGGCTGCGGCCTATCCCGTGACGGCGACGCGACACGCCGGGACGACGTTGACCGATGCGGCGAAGTTGACTTGGCCTACACCACAGGCCCGCGACGGATCGAATCGGGGCGGTCAAGCATCACGCCACTTCCGACCGAAGTCACCGAGGAATCTGGACGACACAGTCCATCTAGCGACCCTGCCGGTGGGCTGGTCGACGTGCTTCTCCCGCGACTGGAAGGACACGCCGGGGATGGCGCAGGAAGCCTTCGACACGTCGGGGAAGTTTCGCAACCGAATCGATCAGCTGGCGCGCCCGGCGTATCTCACTGGTCCGCCTGCGACTGGCTCCCCTGCCGCGACGGGAAATTCCGGCCAGTTGAACCCGGCACATTCCCGCTGGCTCATGGGATACCCGCCCGCGTGGGACGCTTGCGCGGCTACGGCAACGCCATCGTCCCGCAAGTCGCCGCGGCGTTTGTCGCCGCCTATCTCGACGACGGAGGACCCGTAACCCCATGACGATC